CTATGTACTCAATCGGCCTGAAGCCCTTGTCTTTATTGGCCCATCTTTTTTCTGCCGACTCCCGGGCCTTTGTGGATTTCTCATAGATTTTGGATAAAACCTTGTCGCAACCAGCGTGCCGGGAAGAGAAATTATTGTATTACATTGCAAAGGGAAGGCATGGAAGATTTTATATCCTTGCCAAGGAAGAGAGACAGGCTATTTAGCAGGAAAACAAACCGCAGTAAAAATCTTAACTTTGAGTCGATCACGCCAGAGGCGACTGCCGAATGCACTTGCATTTCCGTCACGCACCCAAGAGAGCTGTTTATCTGCGATGAATATATTGTTACGCACAACACTACGATAGCGATGAATTTCGCTGAGAGAGCGGCTCTGGACGGCAAAAACGTCATGATCTTTAGCCTGGAAATGTCGGCAGAGCAGTTGCTCATACGATCATCGTGCAGTATCGGGAAAATGAGTCACGATAAAGTTCGCAGAGGTGAGCTTGAGGATCACGAATTGCGCGGTCTCACAAGCGCTGTCTCAAGGCTCAAGGGCAAGTCGCTGGCCATAGACGACAGGCCAGTGCTCACCAGCGAGCAGGCTCTGAGCAGGGCAAGAAAAGCCGTCAGAAAATCAGGAAGGCCGCTTGATCTAATCGTTATTGATTACATCCAGCTCATGTCAGACAAGGGCGAAGAACTGGCCCGCATCACCAACATCACCCGCAACCTGAAGCTGCTGGCCAAAGCGATGGACTGCCCTGTTGTCGCGCTCTCGCAGCTCAACCGGGAGTGTGACAAGCGACCGAATAAACGACCGCTCATGTCAGACCTCAGATCATCAGGCTCAATCGAGCAGGATGCTGACGTGATCATGTTTGTCTACCGGGACGAGGTTTACAACCAAAGCACAGACCAGAAAGGAGTTGCCGAAATCAACGTGGCCAAGTTCCGAAACGGCGAAATTGGCACGGCATATCTGGCATCAAGGCTAGATCAGTGCCGATTCGACAATCTCGCCCATTACACGCCACCACAAGTCCAAGCAAGATCCTCCAAGGGAGGTTTTGAGTATGAGTGAGCCTGTGCATGTCAACGACATCCTGAGAACGGTAATTCCCGATCTGTTCGAGCGCAGCAGATCGCAAGCCAGAGCCGACTCAATCGCTGCACGGCAGCGCGAATTGCCAAAACTGTGCGCCATGCTCGACCTGGACCCGGTAACGCTGAAACCAAACGCAACACTCGAAATCATGGAGGAGGCAGGCATATGAACGCAGCTAGAATCTCGAAATCACCACGGCTTCAGCGCGTCGCCAGATTGTTGTCATCCGGCGGCGAGCACACAACACTGGACATTGCCAGCAAAGCGCAAGTGTGCGCTGTCAGCGCGGCAGTAGCGGAGCTACGAGACCAAGGTTTTACGATCAGTTGCCAGCGTCGCGGGGATCTGTGGTATTACCGCATGGCTACCGACAAGGCGGCTCTATCAAAGGCGGTCGGACTATGAACATCACCCACGAATCCATGATGGCCCTCACAGCAGAAATGCCCACTTCGCCCTTCGAGTGGCACCAAGACTTCCAGCCGAGGAGGCCATAATGGGCGCCCCGCACGGAATACGACACGGGAAGGCGAAAGAATCTTTTGAAACAGTTGAGCTGGCGAGAGACCTGAAGGAGCTGAAGGGATGGACGCTGAAAAAAATAGCCAAGCACTTGGGAGTGGAGACCGAAACGGTCAGGGACTGGATTTACTACAGGACCAGAGCGCGAGGCTGAGATGGAGCTACTACTGAGAAAGTGCGGCGGCATGTACGCCCCGTATGGCGACACATCGAAGCTGGCGTCCAAGAAAGTTCCGCTTGGCAAGGTGATGCGCTGCGAGATCAAGGCCGAGAGCGGGCGACAGCGCACTCTGAGCCAGAACAGTGCTTTGCATTTATGGTTGCAACAACTGGCCGACGCTCTCAACGATGCAGGGCTGGACATGAAGACCGTGCTGAAAGAGGAAGTCGAAATTCCGTGGACGCTTGAGAGCGCGAAAAACCATCTGTGGAGACCAATCCAGATCATTATGCAGGATACAGAATCGACTGCAGACGCAGACCGAACCGATTACACCGAGATTTACGAGGTGATCACCCGGCACTTACAGCAGAAACACGGTATCAGCATCCCGTCATGGCCCGACAGATTCAGAATGGACTTGGTGAGAGAGCGATGAAATTCAGCAGCGCGAATTGAAAAACACCTCAAAGAGGCAGAATTATGATCCGCTCAAAAAAAATCACAGAGGCGGCGCGAGGTCAGGACTGCACTCTGAATATCGTCGGGGTCTGCAACCACAACCCTGCGACCGTGGTGTTGTGCCACTTCCCGGACGAGACGCATGGAATGGGGCAGAAGAGCTGCGACCTCAGTGCCGGATTCGGCTGCTCATCTTGCCACGATGCAATCGATGGACGAATGACCGGAGAGGTCGTGGAGGACATGCTGGCATCCAGAGACTGGTACTTGCGCCGGAGCCAGACCAGAACAATGCGAAAATTAATCGAAATGGGAGTGGTAAAATTATGAGCAAGGGCAGCGCAAGACGGCCGTGCAAAATACCGATGTCAGAACTGGACAAGAGATGGCGGGCAGCATTCGGAGAACAACAGGAGGGAGAATGCGAACGAAATACGGAAACAAAAAAACAGCCGGATACGACTCAAAACGCGAAGCCGCCAGAGCAAAAGAGCTGAAGTTTCTGTGCCTGGCAGGTGAAATATCGGACCTGCGCGAGCAAGTAGCGTTTGACCTGATACCACGACAGCTTGGCAGTGATGGCAAGGTGGCAGAGAGAGCGGTAAAATACATCGCCGATTTCGTTTACCTGCGAGCAGGCGTGCAGGTGGTAGAGGACTGCAAGGGATTCAGAACGCCAGATTACATCATCAAGCGAAAATTGATGCGTCACGTCCACAAAATCGCAATCATGGAGACATAACAAAAATGAGATTTTCCAATGCTCGGCAGTGCATCCACGATGCGTTTGCGACCCACCTCACCAAACCTGATGCGTCAGAAATAGGGGGCACCCGGTACAGCAGCAACGCGGCAATCTGCCACCAGGTCGAAGCCGGGCAGGTGATCGCGGCGGTGTACAAGCTCCCCGAAATACTCAAGGCCGCCTGCATTTACATCAACGCCCCCAGCGGATTTTTAAACACTCATCAGATCGGCCTGCTGCAGTTTGAGCTGTACAAGCGCTGGTCCAAAAAAGCGGCACACTCACCCCACGTAGCTGCCGCAATGTCGATCGTGCGTGACCTGATGCTGGAGGATTACAGGGTGCGCGCAGTCAACCACCAGCGCACAGAGGTCAACTATCACGCCCTGCTTGGGCAGCGAATCTACACCCAAGCCGTCGCAGACCAGAAAAACATCATGCTGGACATCCTGGTAAACATCGACAGGGACTCCCTACAGCCGGTCTGGGCACTGATACACAACCAGAGAGACGCGAGAGAGCAGGAGCGATTGGCGTGCGAGGCTTGACCGAGAAGCAGCGAGACCTGTACCTGTACCTGTGTGAGCGGGACGATAACGACCAGCTACCGCCGACCTACGCGGAAATGGCCGCACACACCGGAGGAGGGCTTACCATGGCCGTAGGCAGGATTAGGGCGCTGGAGAAAAAGGGACTGGTCAGGAGGGGCGAGTACGGTCAGGCGAGGGGTACGGTCATCATCGTGCGGATCGAGGCGGGCAGGCTGTAGCAGCTCCTGCCGCGCCCCAGGATCAAAATTCTCACTCCAAAGGGATAGGCCCGCACAACTCTCGCCAATCCCTGTACAGGCCGTCAGCAACGTCAGCGCAGTATTTATTCTCTGCACGCCGAGCCTCCTCCATGTCGGAACTGGACGCCAGCCCCATGCCGACCAGCATGAGCACGAACAGAATCGCTGGAGCCGCCACTTGAACGGCTTGTCCTGCTGTCGATATTTTCATTTCAGACTCCTCAGTTTGAGCGTAAACAACTCCCAATATCCTGGAGGGATTTCCCCTTCCACTGACTCCCATCGCTGCCAGGAGCGCAGGGAGGTGTGAACCATTTTCGCCGCCTGGGTCTGCGTCAACCCATACGACACTCGAATTTTTCTGATTTCCTCTGGCGTTGGCTGTATCGCTGGCATTTTTGTGCTCCTTTGGTTGCGCCGTCCTTGGCGGTGGTGGGATCAACGCCTATATGACAAATATGCGCTCAGCCCGTGCTCTGTTTTGAATGTCACCGACGCGTTGCGCGTGGCATTTGCTACAGAATGCGCTTCCATTGCGGAATCGTACCCGCCGATTCTGGTAGCTCCCCTGAATACCACGTATTCTGTTTTTTGTTTTGGTTTTACTGTTACGCTCATTTTGTATCTCCTAATTTCGGGGCCTGCTTTGTGCTACCCCATGACCCGCACTATACGCCAAAATGTCGCAATGTAAAGCGTTTTAATTCCATTCGTCTCTTAAATCTTTCGCTTCACCTCTCGCGGCATGACTGGTATTAAATTAAAATAGGGACACGACAGGCCAGATAAATCCCACTATGGGACGTGGCAGGCCAGGAATCGCCCAGATCAATAAAAATGCTTGCCAGCGCGGAAATAGGTATATATAGTGCGAATTACTAATTTTGGATAACTGTATCCAAATAGCGTAAATGCCCGCAATAGCGGGTTTTTTTATGCCTAATTTTTGCCCGCACGGTTATCAGCGACTGCGCGGGCTTTTTTATCACTACAGCAGGCAGGACTATAACCATGCTCGGAGCACCTCATGATCATTACGACCAGATTGGGCAGGACGCGGTGGGGAGACTGATAGCGTACGGGGGGGGAGGGGCAGGTCTACTGTACACGGAGCTGACAGAGATCGTTGAGACCGCGAGCGTAGCAGACTGGGCGAGCTGGATGTTCGGGGCGGCCATCATGGGCAGGCTGATTTTTGACATCGTAAAATACTGCCTCGAACGCAGCAAAAAATGATTATCACGCAGCTCAGGACATACTACGCTGACAAAACGGTGAGCAGACTCCTGATAGACGGCATAGATCAGCCAGAGCTGTGCATCGAGGATGTGGGGCGGCCATCAGGCATAAAACTCCAGGACCAGACGTGCATCCCAGAGGGAGTCTACGGCGTAGATGTGACCCACAGCGCCAGGTTTAAAAAACCCATGATTTTGCTGTACAACCACCCTACAGACAGATCAGTCAGAGACGGCTCGGCAATCTGGACAGGTATCAGAGTACACGCAGGGGCATCTGTGCTGCATACCGCTGGATGCGTGCTGTACTCACTGTATCAGCATGTGCAGAGTAGAGTAGAGTTAGAGCTGGCAGCTGGCAGGCCGGTATACTGGATAATCGGGAGAGACATATGATCGACAAAATCAAAGCCGTGCTCGGTCTGTTCAGGGCCGGGCGCAGGGTCGCTGATCCAGCTCTGTGGAAAACACGGCAGATCACGACATCGGTGCTCGTAGCAGCAATCTGGAGCGCAATCCATGCAGCAGGGGCGATGGGGATCACAGTCGCGGTGGACGCGGAGACCGTTGACGCTGTTGCTGTTGCTGTTCTGGCTGTTGTCAACTGCGTGCTCACTGTCACCACGACTGACAAAATCGGGCTGCGAGCAGTCGCTGACTCCGATGATGCGTGAGATAGACATGACTCAGCCGGCATGGACAGCGATCACCGGCATCAAATACACAATCCAGTGCCCGCTACCGGGCAACAGGGGTAAAAAATGAAGTACCTTCAGGCACTAAAGCTGATAATGTCGATGCTGCCGCTGCTGATCGAGGCCATCAAAGCCGCTGAGGAGGCAATCCCAGGGCAGGGCAAAGGCGAGGCCAAACTCGCCATGATCCGCGCAGTGCTTGAGTCTGCCTACTCTATCAGCACAGATGTCCAGGCAAAATTTGATGACGTGTGGCCAGCTCTCAAAACTACAATCGGGGCTGTAGTCGCATCTCTCAATACCGCAGGGGTGTTTAAAAAATGATCAACGCCATGCTGCATCAGTATCACGCCATCAGAGCCTGGCACTACAACTCGCTGGCTACACGATACAGCGCACAGATGCGCGAGGGAAAAACTGATGAGATCAGGAGCAGGGCTTCAGTCAGACTGCTGCAAGTCGGCTCGCTATCAAACCACCACGAAAAATTGAGAGACTACTATGCCAGCCGTTAAAAGACCGGCAAAGAAGGCGATCAAAAAACCGGTCATCAAAAAACCAGCACGAGCAATCGGAAGGCCGGCAATCGTCACGGAGGCCGTGCTCCAGAAACTGCTGGAGGCGTTTGCGCTTGGATGCACAGACCTGGAAGCGTGTTTTTATGCCGACATCGGTAAATCGACGCTCTACAACTACCAGGACGCTAACCCGGATTTTGTGGAGCGAAAAGAAAGGCTTAAAGAAAGACCAGTCCTGCTGGCTCGCAAGGTCATCGTGGACGCACTGCTCGATAACGACAGAGGCATTGCTGACAAACTGCTCACACGCAGAGATGGCACCAAAAACATTCTCTCCGGCGACCCAGATGCGCCACTATCTATTACTGTTATAGAGCGCAGAATAATCCACCCAACTCCACGAAAAGACTAAAATCATCACTAAACTGGATGCGATTCCCCACTTTGACACAAAATGGTGTCAGAATTCGCGGGGTTATATCCGGGAAAATGGGCTGAAGCCCCACTTTGGTGAAAAATGACCGCTCTGAGCATTGATACCGCCGCTGTTTTCCAGCCTCTGCTGGCGCCGGCACGATACAAAGGGGCGCATGGCGGTAGGGGGTCGGGCAAGTCGTGGTTTTTTGCGGAACTGATGATCGATGATCACGTCCGCAATCCTGGCATGAGATCTGTCTGTATCCGCGAGGTCCAGAAAACGCTCAGAGAGTCGGCAAAAAAACTGCTGGAAGACAAAATACAAGCGCTCGGCGTAGGTAGGGCGTTTGACTGCCAGGCAGACCGGATAGTGACCCCTGGCGGGGGCGTGATCATTTTTCAGGGCATGCAGGATCACACGGCTGAGTCGATAAAATCGCTGGAGGGGTTTCAGAGGGCGTGGGTCGAGGAGGCTCAGACTCTTTCGGACAGATCGCTGCAGCTACTGAGGCCGACAATCCGGGCCGATGACTCTGAACTGTGGTTTTCGTGGAACCCGCGTCGCAAATCGGACCCGGTAGACAAGATGTTCAGGGGCGGCACTCCCCCGACTGGCGCTATCAGCGTCCAGGCAAACTGGCAGGACAATCCATGGTTTCCCGATGCGCTGGAACAGGAGCGTCTGGACTGTCTACGTGACGATCCAGAGCAGGATCATCCCTTCTGGGAAGGCGGATAACTCACGGCTCAGTCCGGTGCGTACTACCCCCGGCAGCCCCT